CAAAGGAATCAAGGCAGGCAAAGGAATCAAGGCAGGCAAAGGAATCAAGGCAGGCAAAGGAATCAAGGCAGGCTGGGGCATCGAGGCAGGCTGTGAGTTTGGCATTTACGCAGGCCTCCGCGTGAGAATCACAAGCGAATACAGAAAAATTATCGCGAAGACCAAGCCGGAGAATATCATGTGCGGCGAATTTGTGGAGGCAGAGAATGAGTGACGTTGAGATTATCACGGAGTTAAACCACCGGGCGGCACGGGAGCGCGAGCTCGGCGAAAGGTGGGACGAGATCGTCCGGCTTCGTAAACGGCAAAAGAGCCTGATGAAGATCGCGGAAACGGCCTGCTTCTCTGTGGCGTGTATGCTGCTTGGCGGTACGGCGGTTATGCTGGGCTTCGGCCTGTTCCGGGCGGCGGTCACGCTTGGAGGCGCGGCGGCGTGCTTCTTCGTCGGCGCGGTGTTGACGGGGGCATGATATGGAGCATCCTTGTGAGAGCTGCACGAAGGGGCGCGGGGAGAATTGCATGTGCAACAGATGGCGGGAGTGGTTCCGCTACACCTGCGCGAATCCGCCAGAAGCGCCGCAGGAGCAGAAGGTCACGTACCGCGATATCGTGTTCTGGACGGTGTTTACAGAAGCGTGGAGGTGAGCATGAAGCAGACGGAGAGAATCCTGCAATATATGCGCGACTTCGGAAGCATTACGCAGCTGGAAGCGATTCGGGACATCAGCTGTATGCGTCTGGGAGCGAGGATTTTTGATCTCAAGCGTGAGGGTTACGCGATCAAGAAGGAAACGGAAACGAGCAAGAACCGGTATGGTGAGGACACGAGCTATGCCAGATACAGGTTGGTGGAATGATGAAAGATAAGCAGCAAGCGCAATGTATGTTTGACCGATTCGGCGCTGAGATTTACGAAGGCGAAGAATACTTCGCCGGAAACGATGGGGATATCTTCGTGTGCGATTCTGAGAACTTTGACCCGGGCAATCATATCGTTTGCGATCTGGTAGAGACGATGGGAACAAAGTGGATATTAGAGCAGCTGGGGTATCAGAAGAAGACGTTCTGCCCCGGCTGAGAAGGAGGGAGCATGGCGAACTTTGAAACCGGTGTAAGCGGATATATCCAAGTCGAAGCAACGGTTCGTATGTCGTTCCCCGTGGACTTGAAAGGCAATGCGTACATCTGCTGTGATGCCTGCCGGTTTTACCGCCAGAGCGCCAGAAGATGCGCATTGACAGATGAGCCGATTTTGTGGTCTGGCAGATATGTTGGGCGGGAGTGCCCATTTGGAAGGAAGGATGAAAATGAAGCAATTCAGACTACTGCGACCGGATGAGATCGAGTGCCGCGTGGCACAGTGCAACGAAAAAGGCGCGTCGATCCTGCTGTACAAGACGGCCAGAACAGACGCGGACCTTTTGGACGAGACGGTAGGCGCGCAGAACTGGGAGAATGATTTTAAGCTGGTCGACGGCGTTCTGTACGGCGGAATCGGTGTGGACTACGGAAAGGCTGGGAAACTGATCTGGAAGTGGGACGCAGGCACAGAGAGCAACACAGAGGCTGAGAAGGGACGAGCTTCGGACGCGTTCAAAAGAGCCGGATTTAAACACGGTATCGGGCGGGAGCTCTACTCCGCACCGTTTATCTGGATTGACGCGGCGAAGTGCCAGAGGCTCAAGAAGAACGACAAGACAGGCCGCTGGCAATGCTCTGACCAGTTTGACGTAACGGAGATCACCTACGACGAGCAGGAGCGAATCAAAACGCTGACGCTTGCATCGAAGGGAAAGCCGGTCTACACCTTCGGACACGGTGGGAAAGCTGAGACACCGGGCACCCCGCGCCTTGTCTGCGCGGACTGTAAAGGCGAGATCACGCAGATCGTAGAAGGTGGCACACAGTTTACCGCTTTACAGGTAGCCGAGAAAACGAGAAAGCGCTTTGGCAGATGCCTTTGCTGGAACTGCGCGAGTAAGGCATGAGAGAGCTGAATGTTGTTGAAGCTTCGTGGAGCATGGATGCAGCGGGAAGCTGGCTGAGACTCCGGCCGGAGCTGCCCAGACAAGCCCAGATGGTTGCCGGAGAATTTGACCCGCATAAGAAGTACAGGGTCACGATCAAGGAAGTTCGCAAGGAGCGGAGTCCGGAGGCAAACCGGTATCTTTGGGTGCTTTGCAATAAGCTTTCGGTCAAGGTTGGGATTCCACCGGAAGAGGTCTACCGGCACTATATCCCGGACGTTGGCGATAACTCCGATACGATCTGCATTCCGGACGCAGCAGTCAAGCGATTTCGGGAAGGCTGGGAATCGCGCGGTCTCGGATGGTGTACGGAGATTATGGCGTCAAAAATTCCGGGCTGCACGAACGTCATTTGCTACTACGGCTCAAGCACCTACGACACAAAGCAGATGGCGCGGCTCATTGATCTGGTCGTTGAGGACTGCAAACAGCAGGGCATTGAGACGCTCCCGCCGGAAGAACTAGAGCGTATGGCGCTGGAATGGAGGCAGGATGAGGAAAGAAACAAAGGCGACAAAGATACCTGAGAAGGTCAAGAAAGCCGTCTGGGCGCGCGACGGCGGGCTCTGCATCGTCTGCCTCCGCCCCGGCAATCCGTGGTGTCATTTCATCCCACGCTCGCAGGGCGGGCTTGGAATTGAAGAGAACATTGTGACGCTTTGCGATAAGTGCCACGAAGAGTTTGACCAGACGGCAAAGAGAAAACATATGCAGGCGTATATCAGACACTACTTAAAAATGATATATCCCGGGTGGGATGAATCAAAGCTGATTTATAAGAAAGGAATGTAGATCATGGAAGACACAAGGACAAGCATTCTCCAAATGGCGCGCGGAGCGATTATGGAGAGAATCGACTACGAAATGACAAAGGTCGTGGACAACATCCTTGACCCAAACACAGAGGCTACAGCAAAGCGGAAAGTGCAGCTTACCATTGAGTTCCGCCCAGACTCCAACCGGCAGACCGTATCGGTTGCCTGCGGCGTGAAAAGCGCTCTTTGCCCGACAAATCCGGTTGCGACATCACTTTATATCACCGGAAATGAATTTGGCGAGGTCACGGCGGTGGAAATGGTACCGAACGTGCCAGGTCAGCTGGATATGATGGGTGAAGAACAGGAAGTAGCACCCGTCTTGAATTTGGTTAGAAATGCGTAAGGAGGAAAAAGAAATGATTAAGGAAGCTATCGAGAAAATTGAGGCTATGGCGAAGCCGCAGGTTTTGGAAATTGGAGACCACACGTTTGCTGTCCTGCCGAATGGAAACTACAAGGAAATCCACGAGGATGTTTACGGCGCGAAAACGCTTGAACTGAACAGTCTCGACGCGCTGTGCAAGATGATCCTGCGGGAGGGAACAGCTAATGCCGAAGACGGCCAGCTGTTTATCAAGATTCCATCGCATCTTTGCGTTGAGGCTTTCAGAACCCCGGATATGGATACTCCGTTTGAGCGGTTAACGCCGTATTTTGTTCGTGCGACGGACGTTCCCGGCTGGGATGCGGAAACAAAACTCACGTTCGAACGGGCGGCAGTCGCGCTGCAAACCAGATTTCAAGACTCGGAAGATCGCGCGTATACGCTTCAGCTGCTTTCGCAGATCACGACCGGCGCGAAGATCACCTATAACGATATTGGTGTCGCTACGACAATTGTCACGCAGAAGGGTGTGAGCTTACAGGCCAACGCGACAATTCGTCCGCTGGTAAGACTTCGCCCCTACAGAACCTTCCAAGAAATTGAGCAGCCGCTTGGACTGTTCCTTATTCGCATTGACGAAAGAGGTATTTCGTTTGTTGAGGCAGACGGCGGTATGTGGAAGCTGGAAGCGCGGAAGACGATCAAGGAATACCTCGAGGAACATCTTGCCGACGAGATCGAAGCTGGGCGCGTAACAGTCATGCTGTAAGGATGAAGCATACTGAACCACATTTATAAGAAAGGGATGTAAGCATGGAATCCTATGTAAAATTGAGTACGGAAAAGTATGAGGAATTGGCGAAGAAGTGCCTGATGCTCGATATGCTCGCTGAATCGTATAAGAATATTCCCTCGTATCGTTTCGGTGACGTCCTGGAAGTCTTCTTTGGAAAGCGGGAAACTGCCAAAAAGGAGGACAGCGAATGCTGAACCACATTGTTATTATGGGCAGGCTCACACGTGACCCGGAGTTGAGAAAGACGCCGAACGGAACTTCGGCCGCATCCTTCACGCTGGCGGTTGACCGCGACCTCGCGCCGAAGGGCGGAGAGAAAGAGACGGATTTCATTGATTGCGTTGCGTGGGCGGGAACCGCTGATTTTGTAAGCGGCTACTTTTTTAAGGGTAGCATGGCCGTCGTAGACGGTCGGTTGCAGCTGCGCGACTGGAAGGATAAGGACGGCAACAAGCGCCGGTCTGCTGAGATCGTGGCAAACCGTGTTTACTTCGGCGAAGGAAAGAAATCTTCGGAGCCGAAGGACCCGGAAAACCCCGGCGGGTTTACGATGATGGACGAAGATGACGGCGAAGAACCGCCGCTCTAAGGCGGTGGCGGGATGGCAAACAACAAAGACCCTGCCGTCTTGTTTTACACGTCGGATTTCCTATCCGGCTGTGCCTTGATGGATATGCGGGAGCGTGGGCAGTATATCACGCTCCTGTGTCTCCAAAGAGAGCGCGGGCATATGACGATGCAGGAAATCATACGGGCTGTCAAAAAGCCGTCAGACGAGGTTATGAGCAAGTTTCAGAAGGATGAGGACGGCAAGTACTTCAACCGCCGGATGGAGCTTGAAATCGAAAAACGGGACAAGCATTGCCAGCGTCAAAGGGAGAACATCAGCAAGCGTTGGAACAAAGAAAATGATAACTCTGGTATGGCTGATGGTAGTGCTTGCGGTAATACCACGGTATTACCTTTAGGAAATGGAAATGGAAATAGAAAAGAGAGTAGTTCTATTTCTGAGAAGAAACGTAAGAAATTTATACCACCTACGTTGGAAGAGGTTTCCGCATACGCGAAGGAGCGTGGAGTCCCGAATCTGGCACAGAAATTTTTCGACTATTATTCTGCCGGAAATTGGGCCGACGGGAAGGGCGATCCCGTACGGAACTGGAAGCAGAAGTTTTTGACGTGGGAATCGAAAGAACGCGAGAAGGGCGCGCCGTCACAGCCGGGGAAGAAGCCGGGGTACAACGTGCAGCACCACGGGGACGAGCTGTCTGATTTCCAGAGGGCGGCGATTCAGCGGATGTTGGGGGAGGAAGCATGATGAAGCAGGGAGCCGAGGTCTGGATTGTCATACCGGAGCCGCTACCGATTTACCAACGGCTCATGCCAAAGCTCAGAACGCCTTTAAGGGCGCGGAAGTATCCGCAGAAGATGCAGAACAAGGCGTTTTACCTCGTCAGCGTTAAGGACCCGGAGGACGGGCGGCGGAAGATTATCACCGTCCGGGAACCGGAATGCTGGGAGGCAGAAGTGACGGTGCAGGTCAGGAGGAAGACATGATCAGGCAAAAATACGCCGGACCATGCGGCAGGGATTGCCCACATCGAGGGCCGGGATGTGGCGCTACCTGCGAGCCGTGGCTTGCCTATGAGGCTGAACGGAACGCGGGCTACGACAAGCGCGCCGAGATCATCGACATAAGCCAAATGACCGATGGCGGGGCGAGAAACTGCCGGAGAGCAGCAAGAAGGAAACGGAAAATAGGAGGGGAAATGTAAAACTATGACAGAAAAGGAAATCGTGCAGGCGCTGCGGCGCTGCCAATTTGGGGCACCGTGCGCTCGCTGCCCGGCAGTGAGCTATAAAAACTGCATGGACGAGATGCATAAGTGCGCAGCCGACCTCATCGAGCGCCTGACCGCCGAGAACGTGGCGCTGAGGGAGAAGGCGCCGCAGTGGATCAGCGTGGAGGAACGGAGGCCGGAGCCGGGGAAACGCGTCCTTGCTACGGACGGCATATTTGTCGGCGAGGCGTACCGCACAAGCGCGGATACATGGAGAAGATATGACGGAATAGCTATGCGTGACTGCATCGGCAGCGTAGTCACCCACTGGATGCCGCTGCCGGAAGCGCCGGAGGGAGGAGAAAAGGCATGAGCCCAGAACTTCTGAAATCTGTGACACGCAAAGCACGGAAACGGCATATATGCTCTCTTTGCGGCGGCCACATAGACCCGGGGGCAGAGTATGAACGAGACACGTGCGTCTACGATGGCACAGTATATGACTGGCTCATGCACCGTGAGTGCAGCGCGGTTTCAACATTTCTGTGGGACTATGCCGACCCAGATGATGGCATGACTGCCGACGATTTCCAAGATGCTTGCCAAGACGTGTGCCGTACTTTCGTTTGCCCTGACTGTGAACACTTTGATTCAGACGGCAGCGAGAGTGGAGATTACTGCGTAGTGGATGGTGTGTATTGTATCCATAAGCTTTTTGAGCTGTCGAAAAAATATTATTTGAGTGCAATCAGAAATAAGCAGCATGGTTGGATTGAATGGAAACTGTTGCCGAACAAGGAGGCCACTGATGGAACGACTGACGTTTGAAGGGAACTTCTGCGACATTGCGCAGTGCCGCGAACTGCCGTGTAAGTATGGCGGGAACTGCACGCAGAAGGAGGCATGGGAAAGGCTCAAGCAGTCCGAGGATGCGGGATTATCTCCGCAGGCGTGCGCAGAGGCGCGAGAGATAGAGGAAACACTTTCCCGATGGGATTACTCCATCTCACGAATGGTGGAGCTGATGAAAGCGGATGTTGAAGGGCGCGTCCTGATTCTGCCGTGCGCACCGGATGCGATTTACTGGGAGAAGGTAGGCGGCATTCTGGCGCAGTCTCGCTTTGAAGGTCTACACGTCTACGAAGACGGCACGATTAAGTACGCTGGTTACGGCATGGAAATCTGCGCAGAGGACATCGGCAAGACCGTATTTTTGAGCCGCGAAGAAGCCGAGAAAGCTTTGCAGGAAATGGAGGGCAAGAAGGATGGCTAAACTGAAACCGTGCCCGTTTTGCGGCGGGGAGGCGAAAGTCGTTGTGAGCTCTACAGAATATGGAAAAGGCATCGTCGGATGGCGATTTGGAGTAGAATGCCAAGATTGCCCCGTCCGGCTCACCAGAATAGATTATGAGCTGTCAATACGTTTGTCTGGGACCGGGGAAATCGAAACCATTATTGACGAACGCGATGAGGCAGCAGCTGCCTGGAACAGGAGGCCAATCGATGGGCCAACATAAACACAACCCGACCGCTATCGCGGCGGCAAAGGGCGAGCTGCCGCCGAAGGAGCGAGAGCGGCGGCTGACCAAGCGGCAGGCGGAAAGGCTCTTGCGGCTGAAAATTATACGAACAATCGACCCATTCCACGCCTTGCCGGATGGGATGGCCGGAGTTATTGCAGGAGGTATGCCTTATGGCTGATTATATCCGGCGCGAGGATGCGCTATTTGCGTTACGGAAAGCAGAACGCGGTGGAAGCATGACGGCACTAACACGGTTGGAACGCGCATATGCCGAAATTCGGGAAATGCCCGCCGCCGACGTTACGGAGGTGGTGCATGGAACGCCGGTGACGGAAGTGCGCACGAGGACGATTGTGGGATACCATGAGGAGATCGGAGTTTTGGCGGAAGACCGCTCTACACTTTACCGCAGGAATATGGTGCATGCGGACATCCCGTATGACCACTGCCCAATATGCGGCGCAACGCTGTGCTCACGGTGGCACAACTTCTGCGGTAAGTGCGGGGCGAAGATGGATGGAGGTGAAGATCGTGCGGTTAGTTGATTTAGATGCAGTAATCGATCGTATCGAAATGGAGTGGGGATACGAGGGGATACGTGAGGACTTATACAGTCTGCCAGTCGTAGACGCTGTGCCGGTGGTTCACGCGAAGTGGATTCCGTTCCATAGCAAAGCGGCAGGAGATATCCAGTATTGCTCGGCGTGCGACATCGGATTTGACGCGCGAATGGATTACTGCCCGCACTGCGGGGCACGCATGGACGGCTGGATGGAGGACGCAGACAATGGAGAGTGAAAAACTGGTTTCTGCCGATGGTCTGAGGGAATGGTTGAAGAAGATCCCACTTCATGATTTGAGCGATGGTCGCGGGCTTTGCCGCATAATTTTCGCGGAAGACTTTGAAAGGGCGATGGCGTCATTTCCGGGCGATACTATACAAATAGTGCGCTGCAAGGGCTGCAAATACTACAGAAACCATCCGAACGGGCTGTGCTATCTGCACACGGAGCCAAAGGAAAACGAGCGCGGTTATTCCGGTGTGGCGGTTTGCGTAGAACCGGATGATTTTTGCAGCTACGGTGTGAAGAAAGGCGGAACGGTTTTCTGAACAAGAGCTGGAACGGATGTGCTTTTCCGGAGAGAAATGCGGAGATTTTGAAGAAAGGAGATTTGAATGTTTGGAAGAGCAAAATTGAAAGCTGAAATTGTGCGGCTACAATACCGTGTGGCTGAACTTGAAGAAAGGTTATGCCCGTGTGAGGAACACGATTGGAAAGAGATTGGGTATAAATTGTCCTTCGGCGATTTTGACGTTTCGCGGATATGCACCTATAAATGCAGGAAATGCGGAAAAATCGTCACAAGAGATGAGGATTAGAGGATGAACATTACACTTTTGAAATATCCCACCGATGAGGACTGGGCGCTTGCAAAACAGTGCGCTTTGGTTACCATCGGCAAAGAGATGAAAACAGCACCGGACATGGAGTGGAAACACTCCATCCTCCGGGCACGGCACAGCCCCATCCGGACGTTACAGTTTGCGTTTTATCTTGAGGGCGTGCCGTACTGGGTAAGCACCCATTTAGCCCGCCACGTCCACGCACAGCCGTTTATCCGGTCACAGCGGAATGACCGGCAGGACGAATACGACCGGAACGCAGCGCGGCAGGACGCGCCGGTAGACATGATCTGGTACATGAGCGCCGAAGAGCTGATGACCATTGCAGAAAAGCGGATATGCAAACTGGCGGCGAAAGAAACGCGGGAAGTTGTCTTAATGATGCGCTGGTTGGTGGTCAATCATTTCCCGGAGTTTGAAGGGCTGCTCGAGCCGCATTGCACGAAATACGGCGATTGCCCCGAAATGAAGCCGTGCGAGACCGGAAGGAGGCTGCAAGGTGGGAACGATACTGGCGATTGACCCGGGGAATATGGAATCCGGGCTGCCGTCGCTGTGGCACGTGATGACAAACGGGGCGTTTTTGTGTGCGTGCTTGAAGGATGTCTTGGACGAGAAGATGAAACAAGGAGGCTGATACGGTGAGCAAACCGCGCTATGGATGGTGGGGGTATGCGAAGTGGATGATACGAAGTTACAAAAGCGGTACACTTATGACGCGGGATGAAATCTCTGCTGTCGAAGCTGCAATTGAGGAAACAAAACAGCTTATCGACGGGTCGGAACGCCTCCGACTCATAGATTTGGTCCTTTGGAAGCGCACACACACCTTACAGGGCGCTGCTATGGTGGTATATGTTTCGGAGCGTACCGCTCAGGAATGGCATAGGCAGTTTATCTACTTAGTGGCAGAAAAACGTGGTTTATATTCAAAAGTTTGCGTAAGAGAGCCTTAAACATAGTGTATCGTTGAGAGCGTAGAGGTGTATCCTCTGCGCTTTCATCCTTTTCAACGGCTACGCAGCGTACTGCGGAACCTCCTTTTTCTTAGCTCCACCGGAAACCGCAATCCGGTGGAGCGTGAAAAGGAAGATTGGAAGGGTGAATAAGGAGGGATGAAATGGAAGTAAAGAGCTTGAAATTAGATAGCATTACGCCTTATGGGAAGAATGCAAAGAAACACGATAAACGGCAGATCAACAACGTTGCGGAGAGCATCAAGCAGTACGGCTTTGTTCAGCCGATTGTAGTTGACCGGGGCGGTGTGATTGTAATCGGTCATTGCCGCGCTCTGGCGGCAAAGAAGCTTGGCATGGAAGAAGTGCCTTGCGTTTGCGTGGATGATCTGACACCGGAGCAGGTGAACGCCCTGCGGCTGGTAGATAACAAAAGCAACGAGAGCGACTGGGACTTTGACCTGCTGGCGGTGGAACTGCCGGGGCTTGACCTGTCGGCTTTTGACTTTGACTGGGGACTTCGCGACGAGCTGAACGATTCCGTTGTGGAGGATGATTATGACCCTGTTCTTCCAGCAGAGCCTAAGAGCAGACTTGGCGATGTATATCAGCTTGGGGATCATCGCCTTATGTGCGGGGATAGTACGTCCTTGTCGGATGTACAAAAGCTCGTAGGGGGGGCACAGATGGACTTGCTTCTCACGGACCCGCCGTACAATGTGGACTATCAGGGCGCCGCCGGTAAAATCAAAAACGACAACATGGAAGATACAGCATTCAGGCGCTTTTTGACGGATGCGTTTTCTAATGCAGCAATAGTCATGAAACCGGGTGCACCGTTTTATATCTGGCATGCCGATTCTGAGGGTTATAATTTCAGGGGAGCGTGCAGAGACGCCATGCTGAGAGTAAGGCAATGTCTGATTTGGGTAAAAAATAGCATGGTAATGGGCCGGCAAGACTACCAATGGAAGCATGAACCGTGCCTATATGGAGAGAGCGAGCTAGAGGAGGACGCGCATGAGCCGTGCCTGTATGGATGGACTGATGGGCATAAGCATTATTTCTTTAAGAATCGGAAGCAGACCACTGTATTAAATTTTGACAAGCCTGTTAAGTCTGCGGAGCATCCGACCATGAAGCCGATTAAGTTGTTCGACTACCAGATGCAATGTTCCAGCAAGCCGGGAGAGAATGTTCTTGACCTGTTCGCTGGCTCTGGCACAACGATCATGGCAGCGGAGCAGAACGGGAGACATGCATATTGCATGGAGTTTGACCCAAAGTATGCCGATGTAATCATTGATCGTTGGGAGAAGTTCACAGGAGAAAAGGCGGTGCTTCTGAGTGACGGTTGAAGAAGCACAGGGAATTATTGACAAAACAACGAGCCCGTATTTGAAGCGGGACATGGAAAAGTTTATCAAACGCCAGAGGAGAAAGGAGGGCGCGTATGGCACGACCAAAAAAGGAAATAGATCAGAAGCAGTTCGAGGCACTGTGCGGGCTTCAATGTACCCTTCTGGAAATCTGCGACGCGCTTGATGTAAGCGATAAAACCTTAGACGGATGGTGTAAGAGAACTTATGGGGAGCATTTCTCCGAAGTATTCGCAAAAAAGAGGGGTAAAGGGAAAATATCACTGCGAAGAATGCAATGGAGGCTTGCCGAAAAGAATGCGTCTATGGCTATCTGGCTCGGGAAACAGTACCTCGATCAGAAAGACGTTGTGGAGCAAAACATCAATACAGAGTGCGTCAAGGTGATACTTGATGTCTGACATCCGCCTATCTGAAAAAATCGGCTCTGCGTTTTACGAAGTTGCACGCGATGTTTTCAAGCATGGTCACACGCACTACGATTTTAGTGGCGGGCGTGGGTCGTTGAAGTCCTCCACTGTGTCTGTACTCGTTCCCCTGCTGCTGATAAACAACCCAAACACACACGCGCTTGTGCTGCGAAAGGTTGCGAATACCATACGCGATAGCGTTTATGCACAGTACATATGGGCAATCGGTGAGCTTGGCATGGCGGCATATTGGGAAGCAAAGGTTTCCCCGATGGAACTGATATACAAGCCTACCGGCCAGAAGATCATGTTCCGGGGTGCGGACGACCCAATGAAAATCAAGTCCATTAAGGTACCGTTTGGTTATATCGCTGTTACGCACTTTGAGGAGAAAGACCAGTTTGCCGGTCGTGCCGAAATACGAACGATTTTGCAGTCGACAATGCGCGGCGGCTCTAAATTCTGGAATTTTGAAAGCTATAATCCGCCGATCAGCCGGGACAACTGGGCAAACAAAGACAGCTTGGAAGAACGCTCGGACAGGCTGTGCCACAAGTCAACATATCTGCAAGCGCCGCCAGAGTGGCTGGGGCAGCAGTTTATTGACGAAGCTGAACACCTGAAAGCCACTGACGAGCGGGCGTATCAGCATGAATACCTCGGCATCCCGGTCGGTACCGGCGGCAATGTGTTTGACAGGCTCGAATTTCGGGAGATCACGGACGAAGAAGTTTCCAGATTCGATAAAATCTATCAGGGCGTGGATTTCGGATGGTTCCCAGACCCCTTTGCATTTATCCGGCTGCATTACGACAAGGCAAGGGAAACAATTTACCTGCTTGACGAGATATACCAAAATAAGCTTTCGAACGAGCAGAGCGCGACGATAATCAAACAGCGCAGATATGGCAATGTGCGCGTCATCTGTGACAGCGCGGAGCCAAAGAGCGTGGCTGACCTACGGGCAATGGGATTGCCTGCGTATGAGGCGGTCAAGGGACCCGGCTCGGTCGAATACGGCATGAAGTTCTTGCAGAGAAGAACGATTGTCATTGATAGAAAACGAACGCCACATGCCTACGATGAGTTCGTGGGCTACGAATATGAAAGAAACAAAGACGGCGATATTATCAGCGGATACCCGGACGCGAACAATCATCTGATTGACGCGACGCGGTACGCCTTAGAGCCTGTGAGCCGTAGAATGGGAGTTATTGCATGACGGTTATCGATAAATTAAAGGAACTCGGGTATACGACAATCCCAGAGGAATTCTATACATACGTGTCCCTTTGGAAGTCGTGGTACGTCGGCAAAGTCAAGGGGTTCCATCAGTACCGGAGATATAACGGACATAAGTGGACAAAGTGCAATCGTGCAAGCCTCGGCATGGCGAAAAAGGTTTGTGAGGACTGGGCGAACCTTTTGATGAATGAGAAAGTCCAGATAACACTTGAGGGGCAGAAAGAACAGGCGTTCGTTGATAGCGTCCTGACGGCGAACAACTTCACGGTCAAGGCAAGCGAAATGCAGGAAATGAAATCCGCGCTCGGAACTGTAGCGTATATCCCTCGTGTGGTCGGCCAAGCGGTCAACGAGAGCGGAGAGACCGTTCCGGGCGATGTTTCCGGTATCGCTCTTGACTATGTGACTATTGAGCACATTTTTCCGCTGGCTTGGCAGAATGGCTTTATTTCAGAGTGTGCTTTTGACAGCGTTGTCACACGGGCTGGAAAAAACTATCTGTATTTGCAGATTCACCGGAAAGACGAAAAAGGACTTTACGTCATCGAGAACAGCATTTACCGATACGAAAACGAAACGCTTGCCGACGCACTGCTTACCGATGTTCCGGGCTTTGAGCGAATACCCCCTGTGGTACATACGGGAAGCGACAAGAGGCAGTTCGTCATCGACAGACCGAACATCGCAAACAATCTTGACTACCTGCTTCCGGTTGGTATCCCTGTGTATGCAAATGCAATCGACGTTCTGCGCGGCGTTGACTGTGCCTATGACTGCTACGTCAACGAGTTCGAAAACGGCCCAATGATGATGATGGTAAAAATGCCCGCTACAAGGTGGGAAGACGATGAACCGACGCTTGATGACAATGACCGGCGTTTCTATCTGCTTCCGGAGGATACGCAGCAAGGGAATGTTGTAGAGACAATTTCTCCGACGCTGAGAACCGAGCAACTGAATGTAGGACTTCAAGACCAACTGAACGTACTGTCCAGTAAGTGCGGCTTCGGCGAGACCTATTACCGTTTCGACGGCGGCAGCGTTGCGACGGCAACGCAAGTTATCAGCGAAAACTCCACCATGTTCCGCACCATTAAGAAACATGAAATTGTGCTGGAACAAGCGCTAGTGGAGCTGTGCCGTATTCTGCTACGGTTGGGAAACACAGCTATGAAAGCCGGTCTGAATGAAGATGTGGAAATATCTATAGATTTCGATGACAGCATCATAGAAGACAAAGCTACTGATTTCTCCCGCGATATGCAGCTTCTCAGCGCAGGCATCATGAACGACTGGGAGTTCCGTATGCGCTGGATGAATGAGGACGAGGCGACAGCAAAGGCGGCGCTGCCGAAGGCGCGTGACATGGTAATCGAGGAAGAAACGGAGGTCGAGTAATGGGATTTGGAGAAAACACTGGGACTATTGGGGTTGTGAAAGATGAGCCGGTATCCATTTACCCCAGAACTACTTGATGCGATCCCAGAGGATCTGGCAGAACTGTTCCGAGGATTGGAAGATACGCTCCTCGATGAGATATGCAGTAGGCTTGCGCTGAAAGACCAGCTGAACGAAGTGACTGTTCAGGCAATCAGAGCGCTTCGTTCGCATGGTATCAACACGAAGGAGATTGAAAAAGCAATCCGCAAGACCTCTGGAATTAGCGAGAAGAAGCTCAAGGAGCTTTTCAGTGACGTTATTGCCAGAAACCAGAAGTATTACACATCGGTTATCGACATGGCAGGGCTGACACAGCCTGATATTCTGGTGAACACTGCGACAATCGAAGCAATCAGAGCGCAAACGCTTGATGAATTTCATAACATCACACAGTCTATGGGATTCTTGGTGGACAAAGGCAGGACGATGCTCCCGCCTGCGCGTGCATATCATTGGGCGTTAGATTCTGCTGTCATGCAGATTCAGAGCGGGGCGATCAGCTACAATCAGGCGATTAAGTCTGCGGTGCAACAGCTTGCAGGCGGACTGAAAGTCGTGAACTACGAAAGCGGACACGTTGACAACATCGATGTTGCTATTCGGAGAGCTGTCATGACCGGCGTGAATCAGATCTGCGACCAGTACACGAACCAAAGCGCAGAGTACCTTGATACGAGATACTTTGAAGTGTCTGCGCACTCTGGGGCGCGTGACAAGCCGGGTGCTTCGCCGTGGTCAAGCCACAAAGAATGGCAAGGGAAAGTCTATTACCAGAGTAAAAGCGGCGAACCTGACCCGCTGGGGCTTTATGATGACCTTGTGGAAACGACCGGTTACGGATATGTTGACGGTCTGACAGGCGCAAACTGTAGGCATCACAAATACCCGTTTGTTCCGGGAGTTTCGGAACGAACTTACACAGACGAACAGCTCAAGCATATCGACGATGGTCTTGGCTGCACGTTTGACGGAAAGACTTACACAGCCTATGAAGCGACGCAGATGCAGCGCCGCATAGAACGGCAAATCCGCGCGCAGAAGAAGCTTAGAAACGCATACAAAGAAGCTGGTCTTTCCGAGGACGCGACCGCCGCGAACACAAAGCTTCGGCGGCTGAACGCAGAATATAGCAGGTTCAGCGAGGCTGCAGGGTTACCGGAGCAGAGAGAAAGGACGAAAGTATTGTATGATTGACGAAAATCTAAAGCAAGCCATCGAGCGGGCGCTTGCGTCCGGCTTCCGGGTGGAACTCCTGCGAGACAAAGACGGGAAAATTATCGCGCAGACAATCCAGCGAAAACGGCTGAAAACTGAATAAATTCCCACGGCGTAAATGTTCGCCGGGAAGGGCTGAATGGAGCCAACTACTAAGAATTTTTTGGTAGTTGGCTATTTTTTATTTTGAATTTGGAGGTTCAAACATGGCAGACGAAGGTGGAGTTTGGCGCACAATCAGCGGGCGGCGGGTATTTATCAAAGACGGACAGAGCCTGACAGATGCAATGCGCGAAAGCGGGAAGTTTGGGGAGGACAAAACCAAACTCTTTAACAGATCGGATTTCTCAACTGCAAAAAAGCTTACAGAAGAAATCTGCAGCGAACAAGATTTTATGTACTTCGGTTTACGTGTGCAGGAAGAAGATACGGAAAATATCGGTGAAACAATGAAACACACGTCACAAAATTTTGGCGGTGATTTTGACGATGCGGGCACGGAGCCGGAAGACCTTGATGGCGTGTCAACGATTCGTATTGACCGGACGTCACAGGTGATGCAGTACGGTGGATACGAAGGACGCGTCATGTATTTGCTCGGAGCTGATGAGGGCGAAGACGGATACGACCCCGGGGAATTCATTATGAAGGACGCGCGAGTCCTTGCAAAGATGAAAGTGGAAAATGGAGCTCTCAAAATTACAGAAAAGGTAAAATCTGAAGACTCCAAAATTTCTTCAGCTAAAACATCGAATAGCCCTAGCGCAAGTTCATCGACTTATGCAGGTACGGCGACACAGGTAAAAGAATACCGCTCTTTTAAAGCTGAAATGGAGCGTAAATATGGCGACCGTATTTGGTCAGATATGACAGATAGCGAGTACGACAGATACGAAAGGCTGGAACGTATCGCATATCGCGGAAAATGAAAAACGCAGCGGGGAATGACGCTGTGGGAATAGAAAGGATTTACAAAAAATGAAAGACGAAATTATGACTTTTGATGAAATACTGGCTGACCCCACTTACAAGGCGGAGTTCGACAGGCGAATCACAAAGGCACTTTCGACTGTTCAGAGCAAGCTGGACGCGGAAGTGGAGAAGAACAAGCAGTTTGCAGCGAACGGCAGCGCGGAAACGGAAGCGCTCAAAAAGGAGATCGAGGGCTACAAGTCCAAGATCGCCGATTATGACTACGCAGATGTGATCCGCAAGACGCTTGCTGAAAAGGGCGTGAAGTTCAGCTCTAAAGCTGCTGAAAAGGCATATTTGGCAGACCTAAAAGCAAAACACCTTGAAATCAAAGACGGTGCGCTTGATGGGTTTGACGAATGGCACAAGGCTCAAGTCAGAGCCGATCCATCCGCGTTCCAAGACGGCGTAAAAATCGACTGGTCTGCCGCCGTTGGCGGCGGCGAAAAGAAAACAGATACCAATGCCGCGATGAACAATCTGATCCGCGGCGCACTCAAGTAACGAAAAGGAGATTACAACATGGCAAGTATTGATCGTTCCGCACTTTCCGGCCTTATCCCGGAACCCGTAACCCGCGAAATCATGCAGGGCGCTATCGCCGAATCTGCCGTTCTTCGTATGGGCCGCAGACTGGCGAATATGTCCAGCAAGACGCAGACCATTAATGTGCTTGACGCACTTCCCTCCGCGTACTTTGTCAACGGCGAGGCCACTGACAGCGGCGCTGGTGAGGCATTCAAGCAGACCACCAAGATGGCGTGGGACAAGAAGAAGCTGTATGCCGAGGAAATCGCGGTTATCGTCCCCATTCCCGAGGCTGCTCTCGATGATGCGGATTATGACATTTGGGGCGAGGTCAAGCCCCGTCTGACCGAGGCTTTCGGCAAGGTCATTGACGCGGCAATCTTGTTCGGCACGAACAAGCCGAGCACTTGGCGCACTGGCGTTGTTCCTTCGGCCATCGCTGCCGGTAACGGCGTACCCGTCGGCACAAGCGTCTTTGACGACATCATGGGCGAGAACGGCCTGATCGCGAAGGTCGAGCTTGATGGCTTCAATCCGAACGGCGTTATGTCCGCAATCCAGATGCGCGGCAAGCTGCGCGGACTGAAGGACACGACCGGTCAGCCAATCTTCAAGTCCGATATGCAGGGTGCAACGCGCTATGGCCTGGATGGTATGGATATGTACTTCCCGATGAACGGCGCATTTGACCCGGCACAGGCACAGATGATCGTCGGTGACTGGACGCAGCTGGTATACGCCATCCGTCAGGACATGACCTTTAAGATCTTCACCGAGGGTGTCATTCAGGACCCGAGCACGAAGGCAATCACCTACAACCTCATGCAGAACGATATGGTCGCTCTCCGTGCGGTCATGCGTCTCGGCTGGGAAATCGCAAACCCGGTCAACGCATACAACGTTGACATTGCCAACCCGTTCCCGTTCTCTGTTTATGGAAAGGCTGGCACAGTATCTACGGTGACTGTATCCCCTGCTACTGCAACCGTGAAAAAGGGAGCGAGCAAGGCGTTTGCGGCTTCTGTTGCTGGTGAAGGCATCGTGAGCGGCGATGTCGAGTGGAGCCAGAGCGGCGCGAAGTCTTCCATTTCGGAAAACGGTATCCTGACGGTCGCTTCCAACGAGACGTCCGCGAGCATTACCGTTACCGCAAAGTCCAAGCAGGACAGCACGAAGACCGGAACGGCCACTGTGACGGTAGGTTCGTAACAGAAAGGAGCTGGCGCAATGATATACGCCGATTATGAGTACTACTGCGATATCTACAAGGGAACGGTAGACGCTGACAGCTTTTGCAGATTGGCGACACGCGCCAGTTCCTTCCTTGACTACTACACGCAAAATCGAGTAAAGGATTTTGCGGAGCTGGATGCTGTGAAAATGTGCTGCTGCGCCTTAGTCGACCAGTATATGCTGATCGACACGGCACAGGAGCTTGCCAGAAAAAATGTGTCCGCCGGGCTTGCATCTGACGAAGGAGAATTGCAGAGTGAGACTGTAGGCGGCTATTCCCGGACGCTTCGCAGCGGCGGTGATTCTTCCGTAGCTGCATTAAAAGCGGCTTCGGAGGCGAAGAAAGCTCTTGCAAGCGTAGCACGCGAATATCTAGCCCATACCGGGCTTCTCTACAGAGGCAGGTGTTTTGCATGTACGCCCCCCACACTGTAACCATCTACAACGTCACACAGGAGCAAGACCAGGATTTCAAGGACACGCAGAAGAGCTATATCACAGTGATTCGCGGCGTAATGCTCCAAGCGTCGAAAGCTGCCAATGTCCGCGCGAGCGGGCTTGAAGGTGCAGATGCGGTAAACCTGTACATTCCGTTTTCCTCGCCAGCCGTAGACGGCGTGACAGGCGCGGAGAAGCGCTACGTCGGGCCGCAAGAATTCTGGCGTGCAACTGATAAAAGCAAAATCTGGACGCTCTCCACGGACGGTAACGGCGGCACGACCTTCTTTGTGAAGGGTGAAGTAGTCGAACCGGACAAGACGGAAGAACAGATTGAGATGCTTTACGACGATGTGTACAAAGTGACAAAGGTGGACATGAAGGACTTCGGCAGTCCTTCCATGCGGCACTGGCAGGTCGGAGGCACGTGATGCTGAAATTCAGTGTAAAAACCGACGGCTTTGACGAGCTTCAGGAGGCTATAGCACGGGCTTGCACAAAAGCAGAACACATTGTTGCTGTACAGGCAGAGAAGGATACAAGCCCGTATGTGCCGTTTTTGACCGGCTCTCTCGACCAGAGAACGCAGGTGGTTGGTAATGCGATCATCTATCCGGGGCCGTATGCACGGTTTCTGTATTACGGGAAAGTCATGGTTGACCCGGAGACTGGCAGCACATACGCGCCAAAGGGCGGGACGAAGGTTCTGACAGACAAAAACCTTGTGTTCACGACAACCGGACACGCGCAGGCACAATCACACTGGTTCGAGGCTTCAAAGGCTGAGAACCTTGACAAATGGATTCGAGTTGCAGATAAGGCGGTGAAAAATGGGCTCTGAAAAAGAAAAAAAGCTTGTTTCTTCAGAGGAAGAACAGGACATATCCAGAAAAATGATGGTCTGGGTTAACTCGTTTTCGGATGACGATCTCCCGGCTGCAACCATAAATTATGAGTTTCTCGCCGCTGATTCCGCAAGCGTGGCTCTGTCCGTGATTCAAGGCGCGTACATAACAAGAAGGTACTTGCTCGGCGGGCATGAGGCAGAATACCAGTTCAAGATCATAGCCCGTATCAAGCCGGGCGGAAGTAACGACAAGCGCTTGAAAGCTGATGCGGTACTAAACCGCTTCGGGGATTGGGCGATGCAGAATTATCCGTCTCTTGGAGATGGCGTTCGTGTCCGTCGCATGGAAGCGGTCAGCCGCGCGGCGGTATTCGCCGTGTACCAGGGCGGATGGGAAGACCATCAAATCTTAATGAAGATGAAATATGAGGTGATTTAACTATGGCAGATATGACCTTTAACACCGTTGCTGGGCAGCCTGTAGACAGAGAACTTTTGATTCTTTTTGTGAATACGGGCTCTGATTCCGCCGCCGTGTGGTCGCCGCTTGGGACGCGCGTAACGGATTCCAGCATGGAATACGACTGGCAGAAGGATTCCAACAAGGACATTCTCGGCACGACCAGAACTACGATGAAAAAGCCCATCATCACGCAGGACTTTGAACCGTGCGAACTCGATGCCGGAGATGTTGCTCTTACGCATGTCTGGAACCTCGCCGTTAAGGAACAGAACGCGGCAGCTCTGGCGAATCAGGACATTCTTATCGTGCATCATTACGCAGGCACGAAGAAAACGGCTGTTTTTGCAGAGAGATACAAGGGCGCTGCAATCGAGGCGACAGGTCTTGGCGGCGAAGGTGGCGGCTTCGTAGGTATGCCGCTTACTGTAACGCCGGGCGGCGAGAGAATCACCGGAACTGCGGCGGTTGGTTCCAACGGAGAAATCACGTTTACGCCGGACGCGGCATAAGGAGGGACGATAGATGGCGGACATCAAGATTGCAACTGGCGTTGAAAAAATCAACATCAACGACAAGGTAACGCTCGAGTTCAACCCGACAGATGCTGAAATTGTCGAGAAGATTTTTGACGTGTTCAACGGATTGGAAGATCGTCAGCGGAAATATCAGGCAGAAGTGGAAAAGAACGCGAATAAGAAAGAGATCTTCGAGATTGCGCGTCGCGAAAGCAACGAAATGCGCGATACGATTGACAGTCTTTTCGGGGTTCCGCTCTGCACGCCTCTTTTCGGCTCTATGAACGTCCTCGCACTGGCTGACGGTTTGCCCGTATGGAGCAATCTGATGCTCGGCATCATCGACCAGATCGACACTACCTTTGCGAGAGAACAGAAGGCTACGAACCCGAGAATCAAGAAATATATGGAAAGATGGAAAAAGTAATCTGGTCTTTACCGACATCGGTCAACGTAAACGGAACAGAATACGAAATCCGGTCTGACTATCGGGCGGTGTTGGATATCCTCACCGCCCTTGTTGATAGCGAGCTGGACGAGCAGGACAAGGCGGAGGCGTCGTTGAGAATCTTCTATCCCGACTTTGAGGAAATGCCAGCCAGTGACTATCAGGAAGCTCTGAGCCAGTGTTTCCGGTTTATAGACCGTGGGGAAGAACGCAAAGAAAAGAAGCGGGAACCCGTGCTGATGTCATGGGAGCAGGACTTCAACATGATTATTGCCCCCGTGAACAGAATCGCTGGATGCGAGGTTCGGGCGCTTGAGTATCTGCACTGGTGGTCGTTCCTGTCTTTCTATCAGGAGATCGGAGACTGCCTGTTTGCTCAAGTGGTTCGTATTCGGGACAAAAAGGCACACGGGAAGCCTCTGGACAAGCAGGAGCGGGAGTTCTACAGAAAGAACAGGGATATAATCGATTTGAAAGTTACATACACAGAGGCAGAGAAAGACGTTCTCGCCGCATGGGGCATTTCAAAATAAGGTGGTGAGAAAATGGCAGATGGAAGAATCGTTGTTCAAGCGGAGGTTGACGCAAAAAACGCGCAGAAGGAGCTTGACAAGCTGACGGCGAAAATCGACAAGATGGAAGCCGAGCTGAAAAAAAGCACCGGAGAGCAGAGTGGGCTGAAATCTCAGCTTGACGCAGCGAAAGAATCTGCAAAACAGGCAGAAAATGCGTTGAAATCGTTGCGGGCGGAATCCGAGCGGATTCGGCAGATCACGTCCGGTGAGGTGTCTGCGTCTCCGGAGTCTTATATCGCAGCATACGGGCGGCAGACGGAAGTTGCGGCGCAAATCAAAGAGCAGGAAGCAATCTTAAAAGAGCAGGACAAGATCGTTGAGAGTTTGGACGGGAAATATGCAAAAATCACGGACAAAGTGATCGCGCAGACTTCTGCTTTGGACGCTGCGAAGCAAAAAGCCGGAGAACTCACGGAGCAAATCACAAACGCAAGCGGCGCAACAGAGCGAATGGAGACCGCCGCGAAGAAGGTTTCCGACAGCATGAACACGTTCAGCAAGCGTGTTTCCGGTCTTTTCAAGCGCGTTCTGGTGTTCTCGCTGATTACTCGAGCGCTGCAAAGTCTTAGAACATGGCTTGGGAAGACCATCATGCAGAACGAGGAAGCGCGGGCGGCGGTTGCACGGCTCAAGGCGGCGTTTTTGACGCTGGCCCAGCCAATTTTGCAAGTGGTGATACCAGTCTTTGTAAAGCTGGTGAATATCCTCACACAGGTAGTCACGGCGATTGCAAAGTTCTTCGGTATGCTTTCCGGGAAAAGCTGGTCTTCGCAGAAATCAGCCGCGCAAGGGCTGAATGACGAGCAGAAGGCGCTGGAAGGTGTTGGGGCGGCGGCAAAAGACGCAAGTAAAAGCATGGCAAGCTTCGATGAGATCAACCAGCTCACCGATAATTCCACTTCTGCTGCAGGTGGTGGTGCTGGCGGCGCGGCATCAACGGAGATCGCGCCGGACTTTTCGAACCTCGACATGGCAGAGGACAAGCTCCACGACATCCTCGGCTTGGTAGGAGCGATTGCAGCCGGGCTTCTTGCGTGGAAAATCGCGAGCTTGTTCACGAACGACCTGAGCAAGATTTGGGGCATCGCCCTTGCTGTTGCCGGTGCGTTTGCGCTTGTATACTTCTGGCTGGATGCTTGGAATAACGGGATTGATTTACAAAACTTCCTCGGGATGCTGGCAGGTCTTGCCGCGCTTGCAGTTGGACTTGCAATCGCTTTCGGACCAATCGCGGCAGGAATTGCATTAGTTGTAGGCGGGCTTGCCATGCTGGTTGTCGGTATCAAAGACGTTATCGAAAATGGATTTAATTTGGTGAATACGCTTACGATCATCGCAGGGCTGCTTGCCGCTGGTATCGGCATTTCACTTCTGACGGGCAGCTGGATTCCACTTCTGATTGCAGGTTTCCTCGCCGCGCTGGTTGCGCTTGTGTCCTTCACCGGACATGGGGAAGAACTGATTCAAGGCTTAAAGAATATTATAGACGGTTTCGGGAAGTTCTTCAAGGGTGTATTCACCGGAGACATGAAGCTTGCCGTAGAAGGCATTAAGCAGATCTGGGAAGGAATGAAGCAGACGTGGAACGCGATTGTAAACTCCATCAAGGATGCGTGGAACATGTTTATCACATGGCTGCAATCCAAGAGCCCACTGCTTGCATCAATATTTCAAACATATGGGAAATTTGTCTCAGATGTATGCAAAAACATCAAGGACATCTTGAAGGGTGTCATTGACTTCATTGTTGGTGTATTTACCGGAGACTGGACGAAAGCATGGCAGGGTGTCACCGAGATCTTCAAGGGGATCTGGAACAACATTGTTGCCATCATTGAGGCGGCAATTAACTTCATTATCAACGGTATCAACCTTCTGATTTCCGCTTTGAATACCATCCACTTTGAGATTCCAGACTGGGTTCCCATCATCGGCGGCAAGTCCTTCGGCATCAGTATTCCGCTCGTCAGTCAGGTTGCGCTTCCGAGACTGGCAGAAGGTGCGGTCATTCCACCGAACCGGGAGTTTATGGCGGTGCTTGGCGACCAGAAGAGCGGAACGAACATCGAAACGCCGCTTGAGACAATGGTGCAGGCATTCAAACAGGCGATGAACGAATCCGGCGGACGGCCGCAGACGATCATCTTGCAGCTCAACGGCAGGGAGTTTGCACGGGCTGTCTATAAGGCGAATAACGAAGAGACGCAGCGTGTAGGCGTAAGGCTGGCGGGGGTGAAAGCATGACGAGTGTTTTGACCCTCGACGGCACGGCGTATCCGAATCTGCATGTAACCAGTCTGAAACGCTCTTTCGCGGTTCTGGACGGCGATAATGCGGGGCGCGTGATGACCGGCGCGATGGTGCGCGATATCATCGGCACATTTTATAACTACAGTGTCGAACTGGACCCGGTTGGGACAGATCCTGCGGAGTATGACCGCTTTTATGAAGCGATTTCCGCGCCGGTAGACAGCCATTCTCTGACGATTCCGTATGCGCAGGAGACGTTGACATTTGATGCGTATGTGGCAAATGGCGACGATGAGCTGCTGACGGCCTATGGAGAAAAGAATGAATGGGGCAACCTGACATTCAACTTTGTGGCAATGAAGCCGAAGAGGACACCGCTATGAGCGTAAAAGTTGTGTATGAGGACGTTGCGGTTGGTTCTGCGGCGGCTGCGAGTGTGACAGCAAGCGAGTCTATGGGTATTTCAAAAACCTCGCTGCTCCCATTCGGCGCTTTTGAGGGACCAATTGCAACGACGGAGCAGAATCAATGGGTGCTGAACGGCACGCGAAAGCTCAAGCCAAAATCTGAGCCAGTCGGCTTCTGGTCGACACCTCGGAGCGGCGCAGACTGTACGTTCCAAACACCTCCTACCATTGAGATATCTCTTGACGGGCAGTTTACGTCCCTCGGCATCTACTTCAAATTTGACGGGGAAACCGGGGACTATTGCAGCGACCTCGATCTTTCGTGGTACAACGGGAGCACGGAGATTGCCGCGCAGAAGTTCTTTCCAAACTCCGGAAATTACTTCTGCGAGAGAACTGTAGAGCTGTACAACAAAATCAAGATTCAGTTCAACAAAACGAATCTGCCAAACCGACCAATCAAGATATCCCTTATCCTTTTCGGCATTGTTCGAGAGTTCGAGCGGCAGGAGCTTCGGAGCGTTGAGGCGACCGAGGAATTGAACATCATATCCGACGAGCTGGCGATTAACACGCTGGACTTCACGTTGGACAGCATGGAAGATATTGATTTTATTTTCCAAGAGAAGCAGCCCGTTTATGCGTACAACGGAAAGACGAAAATCGGCACGTTTTACATCGACGAATCTACCCGCGTAAGCAAAAATGTATACAACGTTTCCTGCATCGACGCTTTGGGGATTCTGGACGAAGACCCATTCCCAGCTGTTGTTTATTCCAACGCCAACGCGAAAACGGTTTTAGAAAGCATCCTCGGCGGGTATTTCGTCTTGGAGCTTTCGGAGGAACTACAGACAGAGAAGCTGACAGGATACATTCCTGATTGCACGCGAAGGGAAGCTTTGCAGCAGGTGGCGTTTGCGCTTCGGGCTGTTGTGGACACCAGCGGAACAGGAAACGTGAAGGTATGGAGGCTGTCTGAGGAAACACCGACGGTGATTCCTATGAACCGGCTCTACGTCGGCGGCGAAGTCAGCCAGTCTGCCATCGTGACCGAGGTAAGAGTTACCGCGCACACGTACAGCACGTCCGGAAGCGGAAGCGATACGGTTGAAGTTGGCGGGAAAAAGTATTTCCACACGACGGCGGTCACGGTAAAACAGAACCCGAACATTACGGCCTCGACCAAGCCGAACGTCATAGAAGTCAAGGACGCGACGCTTGTCAACTCGACGAATGTTGCAGCGGTAACGCAGCACGTCTTTGACTATTATATGCGGCGGCAGACGCACGGCGTTCAAATCGTCATGGACAAGGAGCTTCCCGGTGACTATGTAGACACCACAACTCCGTGGGATGATCACATTACCGGGACGATAACGAGCATGACCATCAAACTGAGCGGCATCGCGGCGGCTGAGTGCGACATCGTCGGAACGGGGGCTTCTGCATGAGAATTATGAAAACCTTAATCACCGACCGGACGCAGGCGGACGCTTCCTATTCTGAGAAGCTTTACAAGAAGCTGTGGAGCGACTTCACGGAGCGGGAAAAGGCAGACTTTGAAGCTGGCTTGAAAGGCTCTTACAAAGCGTCTGACCTGAACCGCGTCGGCACGGCACTTATCACCATCCGCGACAGGCTGAGAACGCACTGTATCGATGTTCCGGCAGAAGTGCGGGAAGATTATGGTTCTGACGAAGTGCTCGACAAAGACGCTATGGACGCTTATATCGAATCCGCGAACGCCGTATACGACGCAGTTGTCAATCCTGCCCCGCGCCCTCCGGCAAAAATCAACGACCTAGACTGGGAAGGCGCGAACAACATCGAAAAGACGATCATCGCCGTAGATGACGTGTTGGAGAGTCGGGAGGTCGGCTGGGTTTACGCGGACGAGGAACTATACGCAGGAGACATGGGGGGATAACATGAAAGACCGAACAAGTAAGCACCCGGGGCGGGTAAAGCTCAAGCCCGTTGCCGGACAGACAGATACTTACGACATGACGCGTGCAGACGACCCGGACGATACCGGCACGCCATTTAATACGCGCACAATGCTCCAAGATTCCACGGGGCGCTTTCTCAGATTGCCGTATGCGAACCCGCTTGTCGACGACGCATTCCGGCACATGGTCGACCGCATCGTACCCATCGGCACCATCCGGACGAGCCCCGCGCAGAGTTTGGGGGATGCGTGGTTGAAGTGCGACGGGAGCACAGTGACGTTTGAGAACTACCCGCAGTTGTGTTCTGTGCTGAGAAATACGGGCGGTGCGGTAACGTGGGATACGAATGCGTTTCCGGCATCTTACAATGCAAAAAGTGTTTCAAATACAGTGTATTTTGATGGGATGTGGTTTGTTTGTGCGCAGGTTGGTAGCAATTTCAAGATTTTGAAATCCAGCGCGGTTGGTGGAACGTTTTCCGAAGAGGCGACGTTTACAGGAAGCGAAACTACATACGAAGGCATAATGTGCTCGCTCGCAGTATCTGACGATTATTGCGTGTGCGCATACCGTGTCGGAATAAACGTCAAGATTGCGGTTCGAGAAAAAGGGAACACAAGCTGGACGCAGGTGGGCGTTACACTCCCATCAGATAGCAAAGACGGTACCGGATTCTTCGGAATCGCTGAATGTAACGGGAAATTTGGATTTGCAATAGAAAGATACGGAGGCTCCACGGACGAATATTCCGATAAAACATATGTGGTTCTTTCGGATGCGCCTTTGGATTCTGGTAGCTGGCAGTATTCGATGATTACGAAAACTAACGATATCAGCGGGAATAAATTTTTCGGATATAAGTTCTCGAGCGCAAATGGAAAATGGTTCCTTTCGGCAATCCGACAGGAGACTGGAAGTTCTTTTAGCGGTGATGTAGAGCTGCACGTTGCAAATGGGAGTGAAACCAGCTTCACGAAAATAAAAACTCCTGTCAAATCAGTAGTCATGAAACGTTATTCAGCGTCAGAAGTTGTGTTCCTATCTGGAAAGTATTATTTTTTGGGGACTTACTATTCGCAGTACAACAGCAGTTCGGGAATATTTTATAGACCAGTGTCGACTGTTTATTCTTCCGAAAATCTCACAAACTGGGGTTCTTCTATTGTTACCGGAGAGAACAAACAGGCAACTACCTGCGTAAGTTACGCATCTGCATCGGAATCAACATTACTGGTTGCAACGCAAACAGAAGTTTGGACAACGTCCAGCCCAAACGATGGGTTCAACCAAGCTACTGTACCAACTACTGCGATTACCGCAGTGGCATTGCAGGGAATGACGGCGACGGCATCTTACAAAGGCGGTGTGGCGTATTACGATTACACATATGATTCGCGCCTCTTGCCTACCATCTCGCTTTCGGACGACACGACGACGTTCATCAAGGCAAAGAACGAACTGGATGTATTTGAATCACAGCAGAGCGGGGGGTGATTAAGTGTTTCAGAAAATCGCGAACGCTTTATCGGTGGAAGTTGAGGGAACTGACCTGACGAAAGCGACGAAGATTGAGTTCTATGTGAGACAGGGGTGTTCCTTCTTCCAGTACGAACCTACAGTAGTCGACGAAACGCACCTGCTTGTAAAAATCCCGTATGCAGACGCAATGCGGCTGCAAGCAAGCACCGTAAGGCTACAGCTTGCATTAACGGATGGCGACGGAAACCCGATGGCGGCTGAAATCGTGCAGACGGACGCGAAAAAGTTCTTGAAGGAGGCTGGATATGATTAAAATGACGCTTTCCCAGCCGGAGATCAAGATGAAGATCGCCCCGGCGAAGGTGGTCTATCAGGGCGGCGAGGCGTATGAGGGGGACTACGAGGTCGTGCCGAAGGCATTTGAGCCGGTTGTTTTGCCGACGAAAAACAAGCTGCTGGCGGACGATGTGACCGTCACAAAAGTCCCATATTATGAGGTATCCAACGAGACCGGCACGACGGTCTACATTGCATCGGAGGTGTAAATTTTGGGCAGAAGTAAATTTATCTATGGCGGCGAGGTGCTGTTAGACCTGACCGCCGACACGGTAGAGCCGGGCAAAGTCCTGCTTGGCTTTAAGTATCACGGCTCGGACGGCGAGCTGCATACCGGCACGTGTGAATTTGACCTCGACACGTCCGGCGCGACCGTCAAGGCCTCGGAAATCCTCTTCGGCAAGACAGCAGGCGCGCGCGGCAGCCTGATCACGGGCGAAATGCCGAACAACGGCGCGGTGGCCGCGAAGATCACGACGGTCAAGGGCGAGTACATCGTCCCCATCGGATACCACGACGGAAGCGGCAAAGTCGCCATCGACCCCACAGAGGCCGCGAAGATCATTGCCGGGAACATCAAGGCGGGCGTGACGATTCTCGGCGTGACGGGCACGTACAGCGGCGAGGCCATCAAGGCGCAGACGAAATCCGTTGAGCCGCTGACGACCGCGCAGACGATTTTGCCGGACCCCGGCTACGATTACATGTCGCAGGTCGATGTGGCCGCGATCTACTACAACGAGACGCCCAACGCTGCTGGCGGCGTGACCGTCACCATCGGCAAGAAGGCAGGAGCGTGAGCGTATGGCGGCACCTGAGATTTCCGGAGGTGAGACCACAAAGAGCAAAATCGTTTACGGCGACAAGGTGCTCATCGACCTGACCGAGGACACCGTCACTCCCGCGACGCTCAAATCCGGCGTGACAGCGCACGACGCTTCGGGCGCGAAGATCACCGGCACGTTAGATACCACCCCGCCCAAGGAGTCGGACATCAATTTTTGGGACTATGACGGCACTTTGCTTTACAGCTGGACACTCGCCGAGCTGACCACAAAGACCGAGCTGCCGCCCCTTCCCTCGCATGACGGACTGGTCTGTCAGGGCTGGAACTGGACGCTCCAAGACATCAAGGACGCAGGCCGTGAGCTCGATATCGGCGCGCTGTATATTACCGATGACGGCAAGACAAGGCTCTATGTCGACGTGGACACCGAGACATGGGACGATTTTGTGCTCAATTACTGGCAATCAAACGCAAACACCACGACTGTAGACTGGGGCGACGGCACAACCCCGGAAACAAAAAACGCAAGCTCTTGGATTGAGCATCGGCATGTGTACGCCTCCAGTGGCTCATACGTGATCACGATGAGTGTCAAAGAGGGTAAGACAATGCGGCTTGGGAACGGTTCAAACGGTCGAATGCTGATTGCAAACGGCGAAACCGATAGTGGCCGCTGCGCGATGCTTGCAAAGGTAGAAATCGGTGAGAGAGTGACTCGAGTGACGGAACGTGCATTTTTTGGCGCCGCTCGGCTCAAGAGCGTAGCTGTCCCATCTGGCGTGCTGTTCGAACCGTTGAGAACGTTCGAACAAGCTGCAAATATACGCGCCGTGACAGCGGCTTTTAGTTCCGCGATCATCCAAACATTTTATAACTGCGTCAATCTCCGCGCAATCGCAACACCAAAAGGGACGACGCAAAGCGACGATCGTTACATCACAAATACAGCAGTGCGGCGGGTAAATTTTGATATGACTGCTGCGAATCAGGCACAAGCGCTCGAACGCGTCCACATCAAGGCTGTCAACGGGCAAGTTGGAAAGTTCTTGGGCTGCCGCTCTCTGTTAGAAATCACTATCCCAGCGGACGCTACAACCTTTGTCGCTGCTGCATTTTCGGGTGACAACGCGCTGCGCAGGGTGACGTGCCTCGGGGATATCGCGAGCATCCCAGCGCAGGTGTTCCAACGATGTTATCCGCTGCGGTTTGTGGACTTTACCCACTGTACGGCTGTGCCCACGCTGGCCAACGTCAACGCGTTCGATGAAACACATCCGCAGCTGGAAATCCGAGTGCCCGCATCTCTTGCGGATGCATGGAAAGCGGCGACAAACTGGAGCTCGTTGGCAGACCATATTGTGGGGGTATGAGCATGATCGTAAGAGAGCACTACAAAACGCGCACGGACGGCGTGGATCTGTACAAAACATACTCGGATGCGGGCTATCTCATCCGGCAGGTTGAGACGGGCGCAGAGTACGATGAGGCAATTGACATTGACGGCGCGCCGCACACCTACACGGAGACGGATAAGCTTGTCACAGACAATTTTGACATCGAGACGGCAAGCCCGGAGCAGCTGCGTGAGCGGCTTGCCGACACCGAGACGGCGGCGAAGATCTTACTTGGGGAGGCAGCACCATGACGTACACGGAGAGGGCACGAAAAATGCGCCCGTACATCGTACAGGCGGCAAGCACTTTGGACGACAAGACTGTCAGCCTCGCGCCGGAGCTGCTGGGGACGCTGACCGGCGGCGGCAGCCTCGTCAAAGCGGGCACGCGCATCAACTGGCACGGGAAAATCAAAAAAGCCGCCGTCGACCTCTGGGACACCGAGCAGAACACGCCCGACGAAGCGCCTACGCTCTGGGAGGACGTGCAGTACCGGGGCGGATACAGGATCATCCCAGAAGTAATTACCTCCACACTGGCCTTTGCAAAGGGCGAGAAAGGCTGGTGGGGCGGCAACCTGTATGAGTCGCTCATGGACGGAAATGTGTTTACCCCGACGGTCGCCCCGACGGCCTGGAAAAAAGTATAGCGCCGCCTCCGGGCGAGAAAGGAGACAGATATGGACGACGGAATTCAGGCGCAGGTCGCAGCGATCGACGCGCGCTGCAAATCCAACCAGCACCGCATCGACGAGCTCGAGGCGGACAACAAGGCGCTTCACCAGCTGGCCACCTCTGTAGAGGTGCTGGCGACGAAGCAGGAGACGATCGAGTCGAACGTGAACGAGATCAAGACCGACGTGAAAGCCCTCAAGGCGCTCCCCGGCAGCCGCTGGGAGGGCTTAATCAAAGCCGTGGTCACGGCGATTGTTTCAGGCTTAGTCGGCTACGCGCTGGCTCTGGCGGGGCTGGGAGGCTAGAAGTATGGCGGACGGGCAGAAAAAGCCGCAGCGGAAGACGAAGGGGCGCATGGCGCGGGAGCTGGTCTACTACTGCATTTACGCCCTGACGCTTACGCTCGCGTGGGCAGTGGTCGTCAAGACGGTCGCGGTCATCCTCGACCGCCCGTCCGACCTCTCCGACGTGCTGATCTTCGCGGCGGCGGCGTTCGGCGGGGAGCTGCTGCTCCTGCTGTGTAAGAGAGTATTTGCAAAACCAAATGACGATGGAGGTATATAATGGATAATATCAAAAAGCGGCTGGGCAATTTGCTCAGCGTCAAAAGCCTGGTCACGCTCTCGCTGACCATCGTCTTTGCCGTCCTCGCCCTGCGGGGAGACATCACCGGCAAGGACTTCCTGACAATCTTCCTGACAGTAATTACCTTCTATTTCGGGACCCAGAGTCAGAAAGCGCAGGACGCGATTGACAACGCGGGTACGCCGCAGGAGGGTGAAAAGAAATGATGAAAGCATCCGAGCTTGTGCGCAGGCACATTGACGTTGCGAAGAATTACAAGACCGTTTACATGTGGGGCTGCTTCGGCTCCCCCGTGAGCGAAACGATCATTGACGAGAAATCCGCACAGTACCCGGACTGGTACACCGGCGGCAGAGTCACATATCTGCGCAGCCTCATCGGGAAAGTTGTCTATGGCTTCGACTGCGTAAACCTCACAAAGGGCATCCTCTGGGGCTGGGACGGCAATAAAAACGCTTACTACGGCGGTGCAAGATACGCCTCGAACAGCGTCCCGGATGTCTCCGCCGACGGCATGATCGCCAAGTGCTACGCCGTGTCCGGCATCGGCTGGGACAAGCTGATTCCCGGCGAAGGCCTCTGGATGCCCGGCCACTGGGGCATGTACATCGGTGATGGTCTGGCGGTCGAATGCACCCCGATCTGGGACAACGGCGCACAGATTACCGCCGTCCAGAACATCGGCACGAAAGCAGGCTACCACGCCCGCAATTGGCAGAAGCACGGAAAGCTCCCGTGGGTCGAGTACGACACCGTGAAGGTCGACGCCGAGGTTGAAGAAGCAAAGAAGACCATCCGGCAGAAGGCCGGTCTTACAGACAGCACGATCGATTACCTCGCCGCGTATAAATACGGCGACGATCTTCTCAAAAAACTCGCAGCTGCGATGAAGTAAGGTGGTGTTATTATGGCACCGCAGGCGCGGGCAAAACTCCCGCCGGAGCTTAGCTGTTTGACGAGGAAAGACATGGAAACCGTCATCTATCAGGCAAATCTCGGCAGGGAGAACGCGAGAATCGCGCAACTGTATTTTGTGGATAAGTTACCACAGGTAGACGTTGCCACAGAGCTGTATCTTGGCCGTGCCACGGTGCAGCGCCGCCTGCCTGGTATCGTGCGGGAGATGCAGCGGACATCCAACAAACTGTATAACTGAGATAAGCGCCGGGAAATCGGCGCTTATTTTTTGTATTTTTGCAAAAAAGTACTTGACATATAGTGTTTAATACTATATAATAAGGCCATAAGATAAAGCAAGGCGAAAGCCGGGAGGGAACAAACAATGGAAATCAAGAGCATCAATACAAAGAAACTTTACTACGCGTCAAATAAACTCAGCACCATCGAAAGTAGAATTTATGCGGAGGTGGAAACGGCGCACAAGTTTATGTGCGAAGGGCTTATCACGGAAACTGAATTCGCGGCGATCAGAGCAGACCGCGAAAAGAAAATGGCACCGTATAAAGACGGAGCCGATCTGCTGACCCGCTTCGCGAATGCCGTGAACGCGCATGTTTACATGGCTGAAACCGGCGATATCATGGCAGAGATGATGGTTGCGAATTCGGAGCCCGTTGAGAGTTTCGATCTTGAGGCTGTAAAAGCAGCCTTGCGCCGCGCGGCGGACCTCGACGACCCCATGCCTTGCTGATTGGAGGTGGAACTATGCAGAGCGATTCGCAGCGCCGCGCCACTGCAAAGTGGCAGGCCGAAAACATGACAAACGTCGCCGCCAGAGTGCGGCGTGAGGTTGCTGAAGAATTTAAGGCGGCAGCAAAAGAGGACGGAACAACACCCAATGAGCTCCTGCGGGGCTGGATTGGTGAGTATATAAACAAGGAGGTGACGACTATGACAACCGAGCAGATTCAGGCGCTCGCCGTGATCTTTGCGATCTGCCGCAAGGCCACAAATACAAGGAGCCAGAGCGACATCGACAACGCGCAGAGATTCCCAATCAAGTGGGCGACCATTATGGTCCGCAAGCTCCACGCGATGGGCAAGGCAACGGACGATATCGACCGCGCAATCGCCGAGCAGTACGGCAAAATCGACATCGATACGTTTACGGCCAACTTTGACAAATGCCTCACACTCGAGCAGCAAGGCGTTTGGAGCATAGCATATTTTAAAGAGATGACGAGATAAGCAAAATTGAGGCACAACTGAGGCACACGAAAATACGAAAAAGCCCATACTGGACACATCAAAGGAGTGTTCGGTATGGGCTTTTCTTATTTCAATCCAAACCCGGAAGGAAAACAAGTCGGAGACTGTACCGTTCGGGCGATTGCGAAGGCGACGGGAAAGAGCTGGGATGAAACATATGTTGGGCTTTGCCTACAGGGTTTGAAAATGGGGGACATGCCGTCGGCAAACAGTGTCTGGGGCGCGTACCTCCGGCAGCATGGATTTACCCGGAATGTTGTGCCGAACACATGCCCGGACTGCTATACGGTCGAGGAATTCGCGAGAGACCATCCGCGCGGTGTGTATGTACTAGCTCTATCAAGCCACGTCGTGTGCGTAGAGGACGGAAAGTATTTTGATAGCTGGGATTCCGGGAACGAAATCCCGCTGTTCTACTGGGAAAAGGAGGATAAATGATGTTCGGACAACAGCCTTATGTGTATCAGCAGCCGATTTACAATCAACCGCCCATGATGCAGGACCCAATGATGCGTCCACAGTATCAGCCTGCGCCGTCGATGCAGTATCCTGCTCCGCAACCACAGCCACAGCAACCGAGCGGGGGACAGTCTATCATCTGGGTTCCGAACGAAAAGGCGGCAAACGAATTTATCGTCGCGCCGAATAACGCTGTCACGCTTTGGGATATGAATGCACCGGTTGTGTATGTGAAGAAAGCCGACGCAAGCGGTAAACCAGCAATGACAACGTATGACCTCGTAGAGCGCTCTACAGCCCCCGTGAGCCCCACAGCGCCGCAAACAGCGCCCACGGTGGAGTACGTGACCCGCAAGGACTTTGACGAACTGGCGGCAAAGGTGGCGGCTCTGAGCGTCAAGCCCGTTAGAAAGGCGAAGGAGGCAGACAATGAACCCACTGTTTAATGCACTCGGCGGCGGGCAAATGCCCGGGGCTATTGGGCAGTTTCAAAATATGATGCGGCAGTTTCAGCAGTTCAAGCAGAGCTTTCAGGGAGACCCGAGGGCGGAGGTTGAGAAGCTGGTACAGTCTGGGAAAATCTCGCAGCAGCAGTTGAACCAGCTACAGCAGATGGCTGGACAGTTTCAGCAGTTGATGCAGTAGTTCAGAAATTCCGAACAGCTGAACGGTCAAAATCGTGGCCACGATTGAGATAAATTTCAAAATCTACGAAAGGAGAAAACTATGAGTTTGAATGGCGATGGTATTCCTATGAACATGCCTGTAGTTCCGGCAAACTCGGACGGCGGAAACGGATGGGGCGGCGGTAATGGCTGGTGGATCATTATCCTGTTCCTCGCGATTTTCTGCGGCTGGGGTAACGGAAACGGCTTTGGCAACCGTGGAGGGAACGGCGGCGTTGTTGACGGCTATGTTCTGGCCTCTGACTTCTCGAACATCGAAAGAAAGATTGACAGCGTGAACAATGGTGTCTGCGACGGCTTCTATGCGATGAACACGGGGATGCTTAACGGCTTTGCCGGTGTAACGCAGGCTGTGACTTCCGGCTTCTCTCAGGCGGAGCTTTCCCGCTGCAATCAGCAGGCCGCGCTTATGCAGCAGCTGAACAACATGGCGATGCAGGCTGCAAACTGCTGCTGCGAGACCAGAGAGGCGATTCAGGGTATCAATTATAACCTCGCGACGCAGGCTTGTGACACTCGCAACCAGATGCAGAACAGCACTCGCGACATCATCGACGCGATGAACTGCGGCTTCCGCAGCATCGACCAGAGATTGACGGCGCAGGAACTGGCTGCAAAGGACGCGAAGATTGCCGAGCAGAACCAGCAGCTCTTTGCGGCGCAGCTGGCGGCTTCTCAGGCGGCGCAGAACGACACGCTCAAGTCCTACGTAAGTGGACAGCTGGCGTATTATAACCCGCGTCCGGTCCCGTCGTTCGCGGTGCCGGCTCCGTACCAGTTTGCAGGCTGCAATAGCGGCTATAACTACGGCTGCGGCAACTGCGCTTAACTCCATAACGTAGAGCTTTTTCGTGAGGTCACGAAAATGATCGGTTCCTTGCCGATACTCGATCAACGCGGCGGGGCAATCGTCCCGCCGCTATTTTAATTGCCTCTAATTCGAGGCAGAAAGGAATGATTTTATGGCTGAATTTACATCATCCGGAATTCAAACTGTTGCCGCTGGGCAGAACGTCCCTCTAATTTCCACGTCGGCTTGTGGCAAACCGTGTATCGTCCACCGTGACGGAAGCGGACTTGTTACGCTGCGTGGTCTGACGCAGCAGTGCAAGGCGAAGTTCCGTGTATCCTTTGGCGCGAATATCGCCATTCCTACAGGCGGAACAGTCGGAGCTATCACCGCTGCGCTCGCCATTAACGGGGAGGCTTTGAACAGCGCCACAGCGACCGTAACCCCTGCGGCTGTTGAGAACTATTTCAACATCTACGTTTCTGCATTCGTGGAAGTTCCGCGCGGCTGCTGCCTGACTGTAGCAGCAAAGAACACCAGCGCACAGGCGATCAGTTTCGCAAATAGCAATATGATCGTCGAGCGCGTATCGTGAAGGGAGGAAGGAATATGTACGATTTGAGAAACCTTCGGGAAATGCTCTGCAAAGAGCTGGACGAAATCGCCGACAAGCGCGAAATGTCCGCTGGCGATCTGGATGCCATCCAGAAGCTTACCAGTTCCATCAAGAACACTTATAAAATCGAAATGCTCGAGGATGGCGGGTATTCGCGTGACGGAGAGTGGGAGGCGGACATGCGCGGCACGTATGGGCGCGGAAGCTCCTACCGTGGCAGGCGTCGCGATTCTATGGGGCGATACAGCCGGACCGATGCTCGGGAGCATATGCGCTCGACGCTGGAAGACATGATGCGCGACGCGGACGATGATAAGACGCGCGAGGCTATCCGCCGCTGCATGGAGCAGATTGACAGAGCATAAGGAGGGAAAGACATGCTGGATGAAGCCGAAATCCGAAAGGAAATAGCACGGCTGGAATACGAAGAATCCAGCTATCCCAATTATGCCAAACTGGCGAACCTATATGTGATACGCGACAAGATGCAGGAAGAGGAACGGGGCGACGGCGGTAGGTATGTGGGTTACTACTCCGGCGCTCCCGCTCCTGTTACCGCGCAACCGGCTACCGTGGGCGATTACGGGGACAGTGAGTTTTTGCTTGCGGTAGCCGGGAAAGACCCGGCGAAGGCTTGGACGGTCGTTGACGAACTCATGGACACGCTTTCACTTGTAAACCGAAGGGTATATGATTCTGTTTTAAGAAAAATAAAGTCCCTATGACGAGGCAAAAAGCGTGGCAAATTCCGTGGCAAAAATGCGTGTCAAAATTGTGTTTTGCGTGTCAAATAATTGATACGCATCGCAAATAAATGATACGCTCGAAATGCCTGAAAGCCTTGATATACAAAGGAAAACCCTGTAATCACTTGAGATTACAGGGTTTCTTCTTTGGCGCGGAAGGAGAGATTCGAACTCTCGAATTGAGCTTTAAACCAGTTGAAAATACTGCACTTTTTATTTTCATGGCAAATATCGTGGCAAAATTAAGAGAAGAACTTTTTCATTTCCTGCACAGACTCGGAAATGTCTGCTTGTGCGATGTGTGTATAGATTTTACGCATTGTTCCGTAGTCTGACCATCCGCCCAGCTGCATCGTGACTTTTTCCGATATACCAAGCTTATATGCAAGGGAGCAGAAGGAATGCCGCAGACCGTGTGTCCCGACTTCTGGCAAATTCGCTTCCTTGCATATTTTATTTGATGCAGCGCGAATGCTGTTCGGATTTGCAACGATGACAAAATCACTCGATCTTTCTGCTTCTGAAAGCAGCTGCGACAGCTTCGGTATCATGATTGGGATAGTCCGCCGTGAAGAACGGTTTTTGTTAGACACTTTATTCACCAGCTTGTTGTTTTCGTCGAACAGGGTAGCCCCTCGAACCGTTATGGACTGCTTTTTCAGATCAACGTTCTCCCAACGCAAACCGAGGATTTCTGACACACGCAGAGAGTGCAGCGCAAGAAGAAACGCGATTTCATACTTGCTCCCTTCCGCCGCTTTCAAAAACACAGGAATTTCTTCCGCAGACAAAAAAGCGTGCTCGTCCGATTGGATGGCGGGAAGCGCCACTTCGTATGATACACCATATCGCTTAAGCGCCGGACGTATCAGCGCCCATGTCTCGCGGATGGTCTTCGGGCTGCATTTTTCGGCGTTGATCGCCTGCTGTATAGCACTCACGGAGAGTTTGGATAAGGGGACATCCATGATAGGTTGAAGGTAACACCGTTGCTTGATTCTGTGTCCGCGAATAGACGCTGGGGAAAGAGTGCCGCTCTTGAATTCCAGGTATTCGTCTATGGCTTTGCGGATTGTTATTTCCGGCTTGGCCTCCTCGGCAGAAAGGATACCAATTTTGTATTCTAAAGCTGCCTGCTCTGCTTCTCGCTTCGTTCCGGCAGTGAACGACCTCGCTTCCCCATTTACCATCACTCGGCAGCGGTAAGAGCCGGACGGCAGTTTTTCAGCCTCTGGGACTTTCAGCTTTTTCATTTCGGATCTCCTTTTTGACGATACGAAGAATGGTGAAGCCTACGGCCAGTATGGACGCGACAATCAAGGCAATAAATATCCACGCCATTACAGATAGCCTTCCACCCCGGATTATGCCAGCGTCTGTGATTTGCGAATCGATAACAAGGTACACGATCAGCGAAAACGCAAGCATGGCACAGAAAAAGACCAGCAGGTAGCAGATAGCGTGTGTGGCTTTGATCTGCGCCCGCTGCATTTCGTTTGCGGCGGTCGCTCTGACGTTCTCGAGTTCAAGCCTGTGGTTCCGCTCCTGTAGTTCGCTTGGGCTGTCAGTAGGCGGTTTTAGCCCGAACAGCTCATCCAGTGACAGCCCGAGAACGCGGCACAGCGCGGCAGAATTGTACAGTTTCGGGTCTTGCTGTGTTCCTGCGCAGAGCTTCGTCACAGCCGATCTGGAAACGCCGGATTCCTCGACAAGTCTGTCGATGGTGTAATGCTGATCTTCCTTCGCCCGCTTTATGTTCCTCTGATATGCAGAAATATATGGGGCGAGTTCCTGAATTGCTGACATGATATACCTCCGTTTTCACATATATTTCGCTGATTTTTCCGCCACTGGTATGATTTTACCAATTTGAGGGTGGACATTTCTGCCCACTTTGCTATGCTGGTTACAGGCGCGTGAGAAAGCCCCACCGCCGGGGGAGCGACGGTGGGGCAATCTTAAACATTCCATTATACAAAATAGTCTGTCCCATAATTGCCGCTTACGAGGGTTACCGGACGAAGAAAATGCAAGGTGTTCTTTGTGGAAGATTCCAAATTGAAATTACTGAACGAACGTTCTAAAATATGGAGGTACACCAAATGCAGAGCATCAATATTCGCTTTGAAAACGGGAAAGTAAACATCATCGTAGACGGGGCGCTTTTCAAAGACGTCCACAGTCTAAGCCTGGACTACATCAAGGGCGCACCTATGCTCTTTGCCTGTGTCTCAGATGTAGGCGAGACACGGGAGCAGTGGCAGAACTCTAAGTTTATGAGTTAGACGTAATAAGGATTCGGCTTCAGCAAGATTGCGATAGTATCAATGACCCATCCAATCCCGCACAACCCAAGTGTAAAGAGATACAGGATTCCTGTTCCAACTTTGCCCTCATAGAATTTATGTGCACCGATCATACCGAAGAAAAGGCAAAGGAAGAATGAAACCCATTTGTTCTTCGGACGACCATACCCGCGGATAGTATTCACGTTCGCATTTGTGTTCGTGTTATTGATTACGACGTTCGGCTGCGCGGACTTTAATTCTTCAACTTGTTTTCCACATTTCGGGCAAATCACGCAGTCCTTGTCGATGATCGCACCACAAAATTTGCAAAACTTTTGATTTTCGGTTGGAACGGGTCTTTCTACAGTGTCCATCTTATTTTCCTCTTTTCTATTTTTGGGTGTAAACATTGCGCTATAATATTATTTAGGGTGGCAGCCTCCACAAGGTGAATACCCAGAATTCTGTGCATCTTCTGTGCTATCGAACCAGATTTCGTTCTCTGGGAGGATTTCCTTTGCAAAGCGGCAACTAGGATTATGGTATTTATCCGAGTCAACACTTCCAACGTATACACCGGATGATTTCTGTGACGTTGTTTCTGTAACTGGCTCAGCGTCCGGGGAAGCAATAGCTTCCGAAACAGGCTGTTCGGTTGGTTCGGATGCTTCAATCGGAGCGTCTAGCGCATCGGGTTCGATATCGGAAGCAGTGGAATCACCGAAAGACGTTTGCGCGGTTTTATCTGAGATGGGAACCTCGGGCTGGTCCTGAAGAATCGATTCTGCGGGCTCCGGCGCTTCTGGAGAAGAGCCAACCTTTGCGTCAGGAACGGCGATTGTTTCTTGTTCCCTCTCTTTATCTGGTTCTCTCTTCGCGGTTTTTGCCGTGCATCCAGTCAGAAGAAGCACAGCGAGAAAAAGCGCAAGCATTCTTTTCATTGTAAAAATCCCTCATAGTCAAAATTTGATTTGATACTACGATTTTACCAACAGAGTTTGACAGCCTCAAGAACAAATCTACACAAAAAGAAACGATAAAATTTGGAGGTTAAGAAAAGGACGGCGGAAGTGGAGACAGGAGATTATAATGGATGAAAAGGAAATCGCAACGATTAAAGAATTGACAGAAACACTTATGAGACTTACACCAGAGAAACTCAACCTTTTTCTATCTGCTGCGCAAGAGTTAATAACGCAGACGCAAGTTCAGGACGATCTAGGCAAATATTTATGATCTTCTGAATTGATTCCGGCAAATCACAGACACGCGCTTCGCCATCGGCGGGGCGCTCTTTTTTTATGCCCGCAGACGGGTCATCGGTTTCGCCGGTCAAGTAGGCGATAGTTGTTTCGAGAGCATTGGCTACAGCTGACAGGTTTGCATAGTTCGGAACGCGGCCGTTCTTCCACCACTTTCCGATTGTGCCGTTCCCCATTCCGAGCCGACTTTCAAGGGCGGCAATGCTTGTTCCCCTGCTCTTACATAGTTCTTTTAGACGTAAATGCAAATCCATAAAAATAATTAGACAAAAATCAGATTTTCTTCTTGACAATGCGACTTAAGTCTATTATACTTAGACGTGTGAAGGGTACAAAAAACCAAGCCCCTCACCAAGACGGACTTTTAGAAGATATTTAATTGCCTTGACACGCTTATATTAGACTATCTTCTAACCTCTGTCAAGTAGTATTCGTACAGATTGGAGGGATTTTTTTGATTTATGAGAATGTCAAGCGCCTTTGTACGAAGCACAAGACGAATATTGCGACCGTAGAAAAGGCGTGCGGCATTGCCAACGGCACAATCGGAAAGTGGGCAGGAAAGGACGCTGCCCCGCGCATCGACACTGTAAAAGCGATTGCAGACTATTTTGGCGTATCGGTCGACTCGCTGCTACAGAAGCCGAGAAAACGGAAGGAACCTTGAGCCTTGTAAAAGAGGCTCAAACGGAAAAGGAGGAATAACATGCCAGCGGTAAAGCTCGGCCGGGACAATACGTCGAAGAACCTGTCCCGCCTGATTTACGGGAGGGTAAAGGAGAGAAACGTAAAACTGGACGACTTGCTTAAACTCGCCGGGGTATCAAGCAAAACGACGCTGACAAAGCGAATGCGCGAGCCATTGGGAGAGCAGATGAAAGGGACAATCGCAATTTGCAAGCGGCTTGGAATCACGCGGGAGGAGTTTTTGGACTCTTTTGATTACTAAGTATCCGGTCTGGGTGCTTGCAAAAATATCTAACAAATGAAAAGGAAGGAAACGCAAATGAAAATCAGATTAACATTTTTGGAGCCTGTGCTTGGAACGTGGCCGAGCAATGAGAACGTGGCGCGGGATTTCATCGCATCGAAAGCGCCGGACGCTTCTACCATCGAAGACGAGATCGCGGCTTTGGGCGCGGACGTTGTGGCAGACAAGGGCATGACGGTATTCCCCCGCGCGAACGGCTGCCCGGTTCTGTATGACTATCAGATCAAGGGGTTCTTCAAAGACTCTTGTGGTATGTTGGCAAGAGTCAAGAGCACGAAGAGCTCGAGCTTGAAAGCTTACAAAAAGATCATCGACGGTCTGATTTTCGTCGAGCCGCGGCACATCCCGATTTCCGTCAACGGCGAGATCGGCGAATGCCAGCGGCCTTTGCGAGCGCAGACCCCGCAGGGCGAGCGTGTCAGCTTGGCGAATTCTGAGGAAATCCCGGCGGGCAGCACGATCGAGTTTGAAATTACGATGCTGGATGAAAAGGCGCACAAGGATATCGTCTTGGAATGGCTGGATTACGGGCGGCTCAGAGGCATTGGCCAGTGGCGAAACTCCGGAAAGGGACGGTTCGCCTACGAAGTGCTCGATTAAGTGCGAGGGCATGGCTGAGTCTGGCAGCGAAAGGCAAAGGCGTAGCCGTGCGGGGCTCTGAGCGGCACAGCAACGGAATGGCAGGGCAGCGCAAGGAGACGCCATGAGACGCAATGGCGGGGTGGCGCCATGACGAGCTCTGATGGCAGCGGCATTGATCGCTATGTTCGGCAAAGGCTTCGACTGCTGTGTGTAGCGAGGGCATGACTTGGAGCTGCGTAGCGAAGCAAAGGCTTTGCTATGCAATTCGTGGCAACGGCACTGTAGAGATTTGATGTGCCTCGCAAAGGCAAAGAATAGTCTGGCCTCGCGGCGGCATGGGATGCTATGTTTGCAACGGAAAAGCGAGGCAAGGCTATGCTAAGGAATTGCGGTGAGAAGCGCCGCAGAGGCAAAGTTTCGCAAAGCAAGGGCAAGGCAAAGATTGCGCGGCAAAGGCGAAGTAAAGCAAGGATTGGCAACGGCGTAGTAACGCGCGCTTTGCTTCGACAGGCAAGGGCAGAGATGGGCTTTGATCGGCATGGCAAAGGCAATGTAAAGCTCAGCAATGCGTAGCGGCGGCAGGGCTGCGAAGGGCTCAGAGACGCAAAGGCTATGCAGCAAACAGAAAAGCCCCACTCGGCAAGGAAGATTATTTAAGGAGGATGAAATGAAAATTACAAAGGAGCTCCTGCGGGAGAAAGGCGCATGTGCAGCCGGATACAGGGATTTTCTGAAAGAATTCCCGGAAGAAAAGTATCCGGATGGCGTAGAGTATCAGGATTTGCTGGACTGCTGCGCGGAGAAGAATTTCAGTTACGGATCATGGCTGCTTTCCGAATTCGGCAGGACGGATGATGTCCGGAGGATCGACGGCGATCTGATCACCAAAAAATCAATCATTTTTGCTGGACGGCTAGAAGTTTCCGGAATCATCAAGGCAGGCGAAGGCATCGAGGCAGGCTGGGGCATCGAGGCAGGCGAAGGCATCGAGGCAGGCTGGGGCATCGAGGCAGGCGAAGGCATCAAGGCAGGCTGGGGCA